ATATTGCTGCTGGTATCAACAGACAACTTACCTTTTTCTGCGCCACCTACACCGAAGCGCATCTGAGCAGGCGAACTTGCTGGATAGATACGAACTTCGCCGTTTACATCTAGCTTCGCACCCGGCGTACTCGTACCAATCCCGACGTTGCCGCTAGAGTTAATACGCATGTATTCGGTAGACTCATTAGCCGCCCGAAAAACTTGGAGATTGGCGTTGTAATAAGTGTCACCGGCAGATGTAATTTGTAAGGCTTCTGAGTTTAAACCAGTGGAGCGTATTTTATGCACGCTACCAGTGCCGTTAGTGCCTTGGAGGCGGAACTCTGGGTTAGTGGCGGATATGTGTAGCAGTGTGGCAGGTGAACTCGTACCAATCCCGACGTTGCCTACGCTGTCGATGCGCACGCGTTCTGTCTCGTTAGTAGCAAGCCGCATTGAGTTATTGCTGTGGTCATAGCTAATACGACCAGCCAATGCTCCGTCAGCGTCACGGAAGTTAAAAAATCCCGTTTGGTTTGCGCTAGCTTGCTCGATGTTGATACCAGCGTTGTCGCCAACCGTTACTTCAAGTTTATTGTCCGGGCTGGTCGTACCAATCCCGACGTTGCCGCTGGCGTTGATGCGCATAGCTTCTGTGCCAGCAATGCTGAAAGAAAGCGGGTACAGGCCATTAGAAGTATTCAAATCAACTTTGGCATTTGTTGTATCTATCACAAACTCGCCGTAAACGGATGTCCACCCGCTTTGTGAAATGCGAGTGCCGTAGCGCCCCTGTGTTGCGCTACTTTCGTTGACATGCAGCTTTGCCGCTGGCGATGCCGTACCAATCCCGACAAGGCCCGCGCTGGTGATGCGCATGCGTTCTGCGTTGTTGGTCGCAAGAACAATGCTGTTGTTGGTGGTATTAAAAATATTAAGGGTGCCGCTGTGAGAAATATAAGAACCAGCGACGCCCCCTACTTTAAGGCCCAATGTAGCCCCAGCAGCGCCGTTCAGTTCAAGGCTAGGGTTACTGGCGTAGCCGTATAGGCTGGTTGTGGTGTTAATAAGGGCGTCACCATTAGAGGTGATGCGCATACGTTCTGCGGCGGATGTATAAAAAGTTTGTGTACTTAACCCAGCGCCAGCGCCACCGAGGCGAACTTCACCGCTAATGAACTGGAGTACGTTGCGGTTTGCTCCGCCAGCGTCCTTAAAGTTAATAATACCGCTGTTTGGCAATACCATATTGCCGTTAACATCTAGCGTTGCACTTGGCGTAGCCGTACCAATCCCCAGCCGGTCGTTGGTGTTGTCCCAGAACAGGTTAGCATTGTCCTGCGAATACACGCCAGAAGCGCCAGCAAAGACTACGGAGCCAGCGGTGAATGCAGTGTTTGTTCCTGTCCCGCCATTAGCTACACCGAGCGTGCCAGCAAGTGTAATTGCGCCCGTCGTGGCGCTGTTAGGTGTAAGGCCCGTCGTGCCGCCGCTGAACGAAGTGACGCCAATGCCAGTGAGGGTGGCCCATGATGGAGCTGCGCCAGTGTTGCCCACCAGAACCTGCCCGGTTGTGCCGACGGCGGTTGCCGCAATAGCCGAAGTTCCGGCGCCGTATAGAACGCCGTTTGCGGTTAGTGTCGATGCACCAGTACCGCCGCGAGCAACAGAGAGCTGGCCAGACCATCCCAGAGTCAGAGATGTTGCCGCGAGAAGCGCGCTCGCAGGCGTGCCGCCAAGCGTCAGAGTGACGTTCGTATCATCCGTCTTGGTGAGCGCTGCGCCGCCGCTGATGTCGGTCGCGGGGATCGTGGCAGATGCAGTGAGCGCAGACGTGCCACTACCCTTGACGTATCCGGTGAGCGTCGTCGCGCCCGTGCCACCGTTTGCCACAATAAGCGTTCCGGCCAGTGTGATCGCACCAGAGGTCGCGGATGATGGCGTCAGCCCAGTCGTACCAGCGCTGAACAAAGTGACGCCGATACCTGAAAGAGTTGCCCACGATGGAGCTGAGCCCGTGTTACCGACCAGAACCTGCCCCGTCGTGCCCGCTGCAGTCACGCTCAGCGACGATGTTCCAGCTCCGTATACCAAACCATTGGCCGTGAACGTAGCCACGCCTGTGCCGCCCTGAGCGACGGAGAGAGGTGTCGTGAGACCAGATAGGCTAGTGATGTCGCTGTTGGCACCGCTCTTGGCTGCGATGATCGCGTTACGTGCAGTCGCCTCATCGACAGCAATGAAGAGCGCGTTACCGATTGATGTTGCGCCGAGGTTTGTGCGGGCTTGAGATGCGTTTGTCGCGCCAGTTCCGCCCTGCGACACGAGAATCGGAATTGAAATACCGCCAGTGTCAGCCGTAACGACATCAGTTCCGTTGCAATATAGGATTGCTCGCGCATCGCGGGGAACGACAACACCTGTGCCTGCGGATGTTTTAACCGTAAGCGTGTATGATCCTCCGGTCGTAAAGTTACCAACCCAGTATTGCTGGATGGTGGCCGGCACGATAATTTGCATATTGGCCGTGAGCGTACCGCTAAACTGATAGGCGATCCGGTTTAGGTTAGAACCCGAAAGCGTGTAGGGCGACGACTGGCTGGTAAGGTCAATTGAAACGTAATCGAACAGGAATTCCGGAGCCTGACCGAAGCCGATTGTGAAGTAACCCGTACCATCGCAGACGATGATCGCGCTGTCGCCGGGATTGAAATCTACGGTTGCAGTGCCGTTGATCAGTTCACCACCAGTCGTCGCAAGCGAAATTGCACCAGTGCCGCCGTTGCGGATGTGGAAAAACCAATCATTCCCGACGGTAGATGCTGCAGGCAGAGTGATGGTGCCCGCGCCGCCAGTCCACAGAAAGGCAGCAGAACGGTCGGCAGCGCCAGCCGTATAATTAACAGAAAGCGACGTGACCGCCATCGACTGATTGAGTGTGGTGTTGATCGCCTTGATGCCAGCACCGACAAGCGATCCAGCAGTAGCAGATGACGTGCCCGCGCCGAACTGCGTTGTGCGCCATGTTCCAGCCACAGTCGTGTTCGTCGTCAGATAAACCTGATAGGCTAGGCCCGGCGTGATCGTGACGATGGTATTGCCAGCGTTATCCGCCACCGTGAAGTTAAAAGAACCAGCGTTGAAAAACAGGGCCGTCTCACCGGGGCTTGCTTCATTGGCAGGCGGCATAGTGATAGTGAAGCCACTCGCACTGGGCGTAACATCCATGATCTGGGCAACGACATTGCCGCTGGTTGCGACTTCAAGCGGCCAAGAAAGCTCCTGATTCGCAGACAAGCTGATAGCCCGATAGCTGACATCGGACGGATAAATGGTCGTGCCGCCAAATGTTTCAGTAAACGCCATATCAATCTTCCCTGCGAATTATGCCACGATCAGAAATTTGGCGAATGTCTTCGCCGTTGAGAGCCGCGACAGCACGATTATAGAATCCTTCCCAAGTTGCAATACGTTCGTCGTTTTTCAGGAACGGAGTTGCCTCAAGAAGAGCTGCGTAGAGTAACGCATTTGGCGCGTACTCAGTAAACCAGTTGGTCTGATTTGAATCATCCAGCAGTGGCGGAATCTCGTAATACAAAATCTCCATCGGCAGCGCGCTGGATGGTGTAGGAGCAATCAGCCAATGCGAATAGTCATAGTCTGCGTAAAAGCGTGGCGTTCCTGTTGTCGTTGGATTCGGCCAATAGCTCCGGATATATTCATAGGAGCGTGGATAGACTTCACTGCGGGTGTTATTGCCCGTCCCCGTGCCAACGAAAATACTGACGGTTTCGCGCCAGCGGTCCGGTTTATCATATACCGACTGCCCCGCGATGAGGGCGGTAGTGACGACGTTAACAGTCCCTTGGATCTTCAGCTCACGCGCAAGACGACGCTCGGCCATGCCGATAAGCGTCGGGAGCATTTCGTAAACAGTGGGGTCAGTCGCAAGCGTAGCTCCGCGCTCAAGGTAGGCCCTGAGGTCATTGAGCAAGCTGTTATACGTCATCGCGGTTGGCATGGGATAGCCTTACATCAATTCAGTGATGGCTGCAATCAAAGCTGTAACGGCAGCGATTGCAACTGCCAACCTACCCTTGGCGTCCATCAATTTAGCCATCAGCGTCAGCTTTGACGCATCTTCCATAGGCAGAATCTTGCCAACAGTTTTGTTGACGATTGCCTTATCGGCTTCCTTACGGATAAGTTTCTTCAGATTAACCATAGTCATTCTCCTTAGAGCCAAGCAGCGTACTTCTTGGTCTTCAGTTTGCGGTCGTCGAGGCCATGCGTGCCCCCATTGATCCGCTTGGTAAGCTGCAGGATTGCAGCGTCATTGATGCCTTGGTCGCAGATGCCCCAAAGCTTATTCTTATCAAAGAACCACAGGGCGCTTTCAAAGGCCAGTTCTGTGGCAACAATGTCAGGGTTCGTCATCACATCGGGGCGACCGATGTAATCAGAGAACGCCTTGAAATTAAATTTGCCCGTCAATTGGAGACTGCCTCGACCGCGAAAAAGCCACCCCTCGCCAGACGCTTCGTCACCATTACCCATGCGATTAGCATAAACACGGTTGGCAATTTTCTGTGGCTGACGCTCATAGGCTTTAGCTAGAGCATCAGTCGGGAAGTATTTACCAAAGATGCCACGCAATCCTTTAGCGCCATAGTTGAGGTTCTCACTGAACGCCTTAAAGTTGCCCGATTCATGCGCCGTTTGAGCAAAGAAATGTGCAGCCCGATTAGGTGATAGTTTATAGTAAGCCGCAGCCGCCTTAAGTGTACCCGGACCGAATGCGCCATCTGCGGTTACTCCAATCTTTTTCTGAAGTTCAATCATGCTCATTTGCCAGCACTCCGCCAATCAGGAAAGTCATTTTCGTCAACCACGCCATCGCCGTTTGCGTCGTAGCGCAGGTCGTTGCGGTATTTCTCCCAAGGAGCGAGGTCATCGTCGTCATCGTCATCGTCGTCAGGTGTGTCGATAAAGACAGTGGCCTGCGGGTCGTCATACGCCTTCGGCGCAACCATTTCAGGTGTAAGGGGTAGCGGGTCTGGTTCAGGCGCTACAGGGGCCACAGGCTCCGGCTCAGGATCATCGCGGTCTTCTGGCGGTGGCGGGACCAGTTCGCCCTTCATGCCCATCA